TAAATGCTACAGGTAACGTATTAGTTTCAACGTTGGGTGCTAGTTATGTAACAGCATCGACAGCGACATTTGGTAATATTGCCGCAGTTAACTTTGGTAATGCCAGCGCGATATTCACTGGTGCAAGTATCAACCTGAGTGGTAACGTATTAGCCAGTGCTATAATTGGCGCAAGTTTAAATGTATCAGGTAACGTTGCAGCCAGCACAGTTCTAGCACAATTAGTCACAGCAGATGATGCTACATTTGGTAATGTGGTTGCAGGATTCGTTGGAAACACAGGCACTGCATTTACTGGTGCAACTATCAACTTATCAGGTAATGTTCTTGCAGGTCTAGCACAATTTGCCGCGATTAACACCACTCCAATTGGTAATGCATCAGCTTCAACTGGTGCATTTACAACATTAAGCGCAGCTAACAATTTCTACGCAAATGCCAGTATAGCAACCACTACACAAGGTACTGGTGCGGTTGTAGTTCCAAATGGTGGTATCAGCGTTGCAGGTGCAGCTAACGTTGCTGGTGCATTAACCATTGGTGGTGCTACACAATTAAACAGCACATTAGGTGTTGGTGGCATCACAACATTTACTAACTCGACTAATGCAACAACTATTAATAATGGTGCTGTAATAATCCAAGGTGGTGCCAGCGTTCTTAAAGACTTGTATGTTGGTGGCAATTTATATGCGGCTAACATCGTTGGTATTACTGCTAACGTTATCACAGTTGAAGATCCGTTAGTATTCTTCAAACCAAGTTATACATTCCCATACAATTATGACATTGGATTTTACTCAGCATTTACTGGTACTGGATTAACCACAGCTGGTAATGTTCTACAACATACTGCTGTCATCCGTAATGATAGTACCAACACTTGGACCTTTGCAAGTAATCTCGCTGAGCCAGGCGCTGGTCATGTGGTATTTGGTGCTGATACAGTTTACGATCCAATCAAAGCTGGTAACTTAGAATTAACAGTTACAACAGATGCTACTACTGCAACAACTGGTGCGTTGATAGTAGGTGGTGGTGCTGGCATCGGTGGTAACATATTCCACACAGGTACACGTTTAGAAACATCAGCAAGCAACTACTTATTTGCTTCAACCCCAACAACAGTTGATGCATTTAAAGCTGCGACTGATTTAGAATTTGGTGCTACTAGTGGCACATTAACGATTAACAACCCAACAGTAGTTGGCTCACAAACAACACAGGCATTATATAACACTGTTACTGACACATTAAACTTTGCTCGTGCAGCCAATATTACCATGGGCCACACCAGTGGTATTACTACACTGCAAGGTGCGGCAAACATACAAGCTGTAACAACCAGCACAAATGCTGGAACTGGCGCATTAAAAGTCCAAGGTGGCGTAGGTGTCGTTGGTAATTTAAATCTCGCTGGTGACCCTACAGGTATTGCCTATAGTGGCCGTGGTGAACTAACGGTTGGTCTTGATGTAGCTGGCGGAACTCTATATCCAGAAAATCTTGTGCAGTTCACAAGTAATGCTAACAGCTTCTCAAGAGTTAGCATGCAAAATATCAGCACAGGCCAGGCTGCTGCCTCAGACTTCGTAGCAATGACCAACAATGGCTCTAACGTATCTGGTTATATTGCCACTGGTATTGCAAGTATCAACTTTAATTCACTAGCATTGGCTCCAGTAATCAAACCACAAGACGGTTACACATATACGTCAACTGGTAATTTGGTATTAGCTGGTAAAAAAGATATAGTATTTGCCACTGGTGGATTAAGCACATCTTGTGTAATAGTAAGTAACGTTTTTGGTAATGTAGGTATACAAAATAATACAGCTGCAACATCAGCAACCACAGGTGCACTGACCGTTGTTGGTGGCATTAGCACACAGGCTAACTTATATGTTGCCACTGATGCATACTTCAATACCACTCTTGCTAATTCTACATTTAGAATATCTAGCAGCAGATCTGGTAACGTAGTAATATTTGGTACTACAGATGCTACTACTTTCCCAGGAACAACGGAAACAGTGATTATTGGTGGTGGCAATCTAACAGTCCAACCAGGTGCAGTATTGAAAGTTGGCGGCGCAACATCTATGATGGTTCCAGTTGGACCAACTGCTGCAAGACCAAGTAGCCAAGGTGCTAATGACGTAGCAGGTATGCTACGTTTCAATACTACAACTAATGCTCTTGAATACTACGATAGTAGTGCTTGGCAAATTGCAGGTTCTGTGTTTACAGTTATCAGCGATCGCCAATACGCAGGTAACGTAGCAGGTGGATTTGGTAATGTCGACGGCACTAACACAATATTTACCTTGCAAGGAACAGCAACAACATCTAGCGTGATCGTAAGTATTAACGGTGTTATGCAGTTCCCAACACTGGCCTACTCTGTAAGCGGTACAACAATGACATTTACAGAACCACCGGCACCAGACGATGTTATTGACGTTCGTTTGTTAACAACAACATCAACAGTTAGCTCTATTACTAATGCTACTGGTCTTAATCAATTTATTGCTGCTGATGCTGGTACAGAACAATGGTCAGGAACCAGCGATGGTGGTACAATTATCCGCACACGTGTTGACCCAGCCGGTGACTTAAACTTGCTCAATGGTACAGACATCGTCTATACACAGACAGCGGTTAATATCGCAGCTAATAATACGCCATATGTGATCGCTACTCGTAGCCAAACAACATTTACCAGTGCTAAATTTATAGTTTCAGCTAAGAGAGGTACCGGTGCTACAGGCAACGTAGAAACTTATGAAGCACAGGTAGTCACTGACGGCGACGGAAATGCTTATATTTCTACATACGGTATGGTTAATAATGGTTATGCCATGGGCGTTTTAAGTGCAAACGTGCTAGCAGGCAATGTCCAGGTTTATTACACAGGTATAGTGGCTGCATCAGTGGTGCAGGCTAATGTTAAAGCATTTGGTACATTCATAGTATAATAGGTGATCAATGTTAAAAGTAGCTAAAAGTTATCGCAAGGACTATACCGGCGAAGATATTATTGTTGAACGCAAGAAGGAAGGAACACATTGGTACGAAACTGTGGAAACTGTTCCTAATGCTGTGACTAACAATCAAATCAGTAATCGTGCTGTGGTCGTTGGCAATAGTCCTACGAGATTAGAATTTAATCTACAACACCTTAAAAAATTCAGTGGACGGCTTGGTGCAGATACTCTACAAACTTATGGATGTAATGCCCTATACAGAGACTTTACTCCAGATTTTTTAGTAGCCAGTGGCAATGATGTAGTCAAAGAAATAGCTGGTAGCGAATACGTTAAAGACAATATAGTTTATACCAATGCCTTACATCTACTAGAGTATCCAAATAAATTTTATTTAATCCCCTACAATCCCTACGCTGATGCAGGTACTACCGCGGCTTATATCGCTGCATTTGATGGACACAAAAAAATCTATCTACTGGGATTTGATGAGCAAGATAGTGAAAACTATAACTTTAACGTCTATGCTGGCACAAATGGCTATGATGCCATTGACTCTGAAATATCAAGCGACAAATGGATAACAAACAGAATTGAGTTATTTAATTTATATGACGACGTTGACTTTATTTGGGTTACACCATATGGACGTAGCACCGTTCCAGAAAGCCATAAATCTTGCGTAAATTTCCGCCAAGTTAGCCATAGAGATTTTGTTTTAGAAACTGATCTATAAAACTGTTTCTAAAGTTTTAATCTTATCTACCACAGCTGAAAAATTAATCGTTCTCCACACACCTGGATGTAGAGGTTTAGGATGATCTTCTAAGCGCACCCACGAATAACCACGATGTTCATAGTTTAATACTGGAGTGAATTCTTCTTCTATGGGTATGAGGAAAGTGTTATAACTAAAGTGGCCGTTGTCGCTGGTAAATTTTTCTATCGGAATAACTTTGACGTCGATGAAATCATAGCCAAGTTCTTCATTGAGCTCTCTGTGCAGTGATGTTAATAATTGTTCACCAGTGTCAATCTTTCCGCCAGCTAGTCCCCAAGTTCCACTGTATTTGCTAGTATCACGCAATAAGAATAGATAGCGACCAGTTGATGTTGCGTAGATAAAGGTGCCAACACCTTCTATATGACCAGTGTCCAAAGTCCTTCCTTGTATTCGCCTTCCCAGCTTTTTACCCATTGACTTCCATTCCATTTATATTGAGTGGTAGTCGTTAAGTTACTTACATATTGTAAACTCGTTTGAGTCTGGCTGTCAAATGATACTGACCAATAGCTACCATTATATTCGATAATATCATTGGCATGTGCTACTAAATCTCTGCCACTAACACCGCGCCAGGCGATGGCTCCATCGCCGTTTGAAGTATCAAAACTACCAATATCACCTAATATTAAATATCTAGTGCCAGTGCTGGGATTAGTAATATCACCGTTGACAGTGACCTTACGTGGGTCGATGATAGCATTGATTGGATTTAATGTGTTGCCTGGGGTAGTGTCTACGTCTACATTAAAGATCAATATACTATCATCAGTTGGATGATAGCTGACAGTGCCGATGACCTCAGTGATGCCATCTTCCTGTAATAGTCTTACCTGGCTGATACCATTTTCTAATACACCATAGACATTGATGAGATCTCGCCAAACATCACGAGTGCCAACTTTGATTGGTGTGCTGAGTGTAGGTTCGCGCGGGGTTTCGACCTCACTGACTTTTAATAAAGTCAATTGGTTACCAATGAGTAATACCCCATACATCAATGGAGTGAAGTATTGACGATTGCCTAATAGATTACTGTCATTATAAACAGCATCACTGAGATTACCATCTGCATCGTGTATGCTGGCGATGATCTTTTGTATGACACCTAGTTTCTTGACCTTGGCCGGAGGACTGATCCATATCGGTAATTTAAAAGTAAGTGTAGCAACATCAATATTATTTTCTGTTCCGATTGGCACACTACGACTAGTCCAAGTTGGACTTTCTAAATAAACCACGCTTAAACTGGTCCAATCAATATAGTTGTCTGTTGATTGTATTTCCATGCCCGGATTAAACAGGACCATTAGCTGTTCTAATAACTGTAGTTTCTGTTTGGTATTACTTGTCCAAACATCTAATTTTAAATCTATAGTATAAGGCACAGGCATCGCACGTTCAATAGTAAAAGCGTTACCTTGGCGATTTTCAAATTCCTGTGTGTCTTCATTATAATAACGTTGGCGGATATTCATCTTACCAACGAATGTAGGATCCTGCACACGATCTCGATCATAGGTAATGCCATTGACATACACAGTCATCGCTGGAGTTGATGGCATAGAATTCTCGCTCATGTTATTGATGATAGCCGCTACTTGTCGACTACCGTCACCATAGTAAACAGGCACACGCTGTAGAGTTTTATTACCACTACGGTCAGCACCAAATTCAACTTGGAATCCACTTACCATACGAATGAACTGAGCAAGGAATCTCTCAATCTGACCATCATAAAAATATTGTTGTAAGGCTGCCATTATATGTTATCCGCTGAAGGACGTAGAGCCTGTGATAAGCTCTGACGTTCGTTGATCACGTGCTCGTAAACTGTGTATTCTAATAGGTCACCATTGACATAGGTATTGGCCACTGTGATCCCAATATTGCCACTTGAGTTGCTGATGGTGTTATTAACTTTGATACTGTTGATATAGGTCTTTGCACCATAGCCACTGATGAATGGAACCTTAACAACTATATTACCTGTAGTAACATTAAATGATAAAGTAAACGCATTGGCCGCAGGGGTATATGCACCACTGCTGATACGTATAGCGTCCCAAGCAACACTGTTGCTCATGAACTTGTTAGTGTCATTGACAAAGCCACTCAATTGTGTAGTATTGGTTGATCCTGGTGTTAGATTAGTTCTCACTGCATCCTCTATCTTGACCCAACGACGTCCATCATAACGGAACAGTCTATTAGGCACATAGTCTAAACGTAAATAGAAATCTCCCACTCCTGGCAAATATGGAAAAGCGATACCCGCGGCAATTGCAGCACCGTTTGGCGGTAAGCCATCTCCAGTTAGATATCCTTCTACTTTCTTAGCTGATGTTAGTGTAGCCGAACTTGCATCATCATTGACATCACTGGCATCATCATTAACTTGGCTAGAATCTAAACCACCCGGATCACCAGGCGTGCCATCTGGATTAACTGGCTCAGTATAGATCGCACTGGTATCATATCCACTGGCCGGAACATCTTGTTCTGCACGGCTAACGATAGCATCGTTGATATCAATATATTTTTGGTAAGTGCTTAAGACATCTGCTATTGAACTATTAGTATTCTCGCCAGCATCAAGAGTATTAATGATGTCTTTATATTCTTGGCTGTCTACCAATGGTTGTAGTTTAACACGCCATAGGTGTGGATACCAAGTTGGAGCAAATCCTTCTGCAGCACGGGTAGCATCTTGCACTACATAATAACGTCTAAGAGCTACAGGAACACTATCATCTAACGGATAGTAGTCTTTTAAGTTTGGTAGTTCCATGACATCACCTACTATGATCTTGCGACCAATAGTATCAACCATGTCATTTAAATGGAATACAGCAAACATGGTATCACCAGTTAGGAACAAGCCAAACTGTGTTAGATCAAAATCGTTGTCATTTAAGCGATAGATAGTTCGCATGGTATAGACACTGGTGTCATACTTGCGATCACGATTTTCTAAGAACAATAGATCTTGGATACCTAATAAAGTAGTAGCACCACCAGGTTCAGTCATGCTGACATTGCCCTGTGTTAAAGGTCCGAGATATTTGTGGATATGGACATCAACTCCACCTACAGTAAACATTTCTGAGATACGTCGATCAAAGAACTTGTAGTCATTGCCTTTTTCAGGCCGATATAAACTTAGACGTGGCATTAGCTAATCCTATTATCTAGTATTTATCGACATTGACAAGCTAGCCAAAATGTGTTATACTTGTATCATGGCTGAAATTACTCAAAGTTTAGATTGGGCACAGGTTCAAATTGAACTAGAAGCACCCGCACATAAAATGAAAAAGCATACTAATGATATGCTGAAAATGAGCAAAGCCATAGGTCATATGGTTAAAAAGCTCAGCGAAGAAGAAATAATCTGCCGTAGGATGGGTCGCCAAACCCGTAAGCACAAGGAACTATTAGAGCAAATTAACCAAGAAATAGCCCATTATGAGCAATATTTGACTTTTGGTGTGCTGTTAAATGGTTGACTTTTTAACCAAAAGATGCTATAATACATACAATAAAGGAGCGATTAAATGTTTGAATCTCTTGATAAATTATTAAAATCCAATAGCACTTTAATCCTAATAGGTATGGTGATAGTGCCTTATCTGGCATATCTTTTATACACGAATAGCACGCCAGTTAAACAGATATTATCTCATAATACTGTGGGCACTAAAAGTCTAGAAGAGATAATGGCCTATTCGCCAGCGGCCATATCAGATCCACCATGGGACAATGAATTCCAATCATCAATCACTCCAATCAAGGAAGGTGAATAATGAACTTTAAATGGAGCCAACCTTATCCAGGCGAAAGCCGTTATGAACGATTATTTCGTGCCCAGAGGATACTACAATTATCACGTCATGCTATGTTGTTAGACTCTGTTGAGCCTATAACGGATCTGACCAAAGCCAAAGAATATCTTAAAAAATACCAACTTGGAGAACAATAATGAGCACACCTGTATATATGGAAATAGAAGAAGCATACAGTATCGTGCAGTGGCACGGTGAAGAATACGGACATCACAATCTCTGGGGTGCCCTAAACAGCATGGAAGAGCTTTGGGATGATCTAGACAGTATGGAACGTGCCGCTTATAAGCAAGTTAAACGTGAATTACAAAAAGCGGTTGTAGAGTCAGAAGGTGGCCAAATTGACTAGCGCAGAAGCACACCAGCAAGAACTAGAACAGCAACAATGGTTGGAAGAAGAGCATCATACATGTTCGATATGTCAGTGTGATTACACATCAGATGAAGGCGGAATTGAAGGCGACATTGGTATATTGCCAGCCAGTTTTTGCCCAACTTGCCTAAGTGGTGTGATTGATATGGTTGAACAGTTGACAGCAGAATAAAATCCTGTATAATTAAATATAACAAGAGAGGATCGTATGGCAATCAAGATTGATGGCATGAAAAAGAAAGCAAAAGTCAGTAGCAATAATTTCGCTGACGAAAAATATACAGGTAATGAACCTATCTGGGATTACGATCGTGCTTTAACTTTTTCAAATGAAGAATTTGATCATCATCTACGCCAAAGTTTTCGTTATTATAATTACTATTACAGCACTAAAGATCTTAAAAAATATGTTGTAGCATGGTTACGTCAACATGAAGGTGAGCAAGGAGTTCATAAGTTAGATAAAACTACTATTGATCGCTATCAACGTTCAGCAGATTGCCTTACGCCATTCACGGTTTGTGCCCTGATCAAAGCACATGAACGTGGCATGCCTTTGCGTGATCGTCATGTAGAATATATCCTAGAAGCGGTTAAGAAAGTATTAACTTTAAAAGCAGACAACGACGAAGATTTTGAAGAAAAGCCAGAAGTAAAGAAATCAGAAGTCTATATTCCGACAATCCAAGACCGTATGAATGAGGTGGCTAAAAAGCATATCCTTTATTTTGAAATGCTTGAGGATGCCTTATATACAGGTGAAACTATAGATCCTAAAGCCTACGAATATCTGACAAAAAACAATGTACCACAGGTATTGATAGGTAAGATATCAGCAGTATTTGAACCACGCTGTGCAGAAGTGCGTGAAGCAAGAACAACTAAAGATGAAGATCTTAAAGATGCCTATAGCTATATGAAAGCCGCAGACTATAAACGCTATGACGCTTTCTATGACAAACTATTTGCTGACTTAACTGCTTATAATCAAACTAAGAAAGCTACTAAGAAAGCCGCAGTACGTAAACCACCAGCTAAAGAAAAACTAGTCCGTGGCTTAAAATATCTTAAACAAGATGCTGGTATGAAACTAGTATCAATCAATCCTGTAGACATCGTTGGTGCAGAACAACTATGGGTCTACAACGTTAAAAATCGCAAGTTGGGCAAGTATGTAGCAGAGGACCAAGGTGGTGTATTAGGTGTTAAAGGCACAACTATCACAGGCTTTAGTGAAACTAAGAGCACACAAAAGACCCTGCGTAAACCTGAAGAACAAGTTAAAGCATTCCTAGCCAGTAACAAAGTAGAACTGCGTAAGTTCTTAGAAAATATCAAAACTACAGAAATCTCACTCAACGGACGTATCAACGCTGATACTATCCTACTTAAAGTAATCTAATCCCCCTCAAGGTAGCGTAAAGCCAAACTTATCCTGTTGTCGATAATAAATACACGATAACAGGATAATTTAAATGTCTTTACTTCCAGCAAATGTTTCAGCGTCCGGCAACTTAACGGCAACTCTCAGTATGCAAACTGAGAGCCTGTATAATCCATATACAGGCACAGGTGCCGGACACATTGCTTTTGATGCTAATCTACAAGCACAATTAACCGCAGTAACTTCATTGAAGAATGATATCACTGACTATATTAGGTTACGATTGGGTGATCAGATAGTTGATGTCGAAGCAGACAGCGATCACTATGAAATGGGAGTCAAGCAAGCTCTTATCCGATACCGTCAAAAGAGCAGCAACTCAGTGGAAGAAAGTTATGCATTTTTAGATTTATATCCCGAAACACAAGAATACATATTACCCAACACAGTCATGGATGTTAAAGCAATCTATCGTCGTGGTATTGGT